TTTTAGTCTGCTGGGAAGTTTGCGCCATTGCTGATTTGATTTTCTGGTCAACATCTGCGCCTGAACCTCTAGCGTCTACGTTATTGACGACAGTTATTCCGCCACCGCCCAACTTTTTATTTGGTGTAATAGAGCCGCCTTGACTTGGAATAAACATTTCGGGGCCACGCTCACCTACCATATACGGCTGACCTGCTTGTACTGAGCCGCCGATAGCTTTACCAGTCAAACCACCGCCACCACCACCACCGCCACCGCCAGTCATGTTTTTGATAAACGATATGAAGCCGCCAGTTATTTTGTCTATTATGAACAACTGTATAGCCTGAGCGATTAGGTTTTTGACCATAGACTTAAAAGCGTCTTTTAGGCTTGCAGTACCTTCGACAACACTCATCAAACCATCAGTCATATTTTTTACTGTGGTTTCTGCGAAGCTGTCCATTTTCTTCTGAAAACTGTCTATCGGTATCTTATTAAATGCCTGATTTAATGCGCCTAAAATACTTTCTAGCGTGGTTGTAGCATCTGCAACAGATTTCACATCTGGCTCAGCAACCACAATTGGTATTTGTAGCTTGGCTCTCAATTCATCTATTCTTGCTAATAAATCACTAGCAAAATCGACTTCTGCAATGTCACTACCCAAAAGGCTTTCTGCATTCAGAGCCTTAAACTCCCCCCTGATAGCCCTCATACGTTCTACGACTTTTTGAAACGCATCTTCCATAGCTTGAGGTACAACAGCAACGCCATTTTTTTCTCTCGCTCTTCCTTCCATTTCTGCGCGTTCTTGACCATATGCACTCACGCGTTCTTTCAATTTTTTATATTCTTGGGCGAGGCCTGCCAATTCCGCACGCTCACCCACGCCTATTTTTAGGCTTATCGCCGCAGCAGCAGCATTGACTTTGTTAATACCCCGAATGACCGTATTAACCATGTCTTGCGAGCCTTCAACTATTGAGCCGAAAGCCCGCAACATATTTCCAGCCATTTTCTGTGCTAGTTGCTTAAATCCACCCTCTGCGGCAGCGGCCTCAGTTAGCAATTCTTTTAGGTAGGTAACAACTTCTTCTAATGCTGGCGCAAGGGCTGCTGTAATTTGATCAGTGACACCTTTGAATATAGTAAAAAGTCTAGCCATCGCATCATTGGCATCTTCAACGCCCTTGGCAGCGTCTTGAGACATCACGGCACCAAGCGTTTCCGCCTCATTGAACAACTCACGTATTCCTGCCGCGCCTAACTGAGTCATTTGCAGCAACGCCACACCCTCAGAGTCGAATAACTTCATAGCTATTCTAGTGCGGTCTATTGGCTTAATATTGTCTTCGAATGCTTGAGCCAGTTTAATCATCTGCTCATCAAGAGGGAGTTTGATTAAGTCGGTAGCATTTAGCCTTAACTCTTGCAGCGCACCTCTAGCTTCGCCAGTGCCAACCGCTGCTTCTGACGCTCTACGACCAAAACGCTGCATAGCCATATTAAGCGTCTGCGTTTCCACGCCACTAATCTTTGCCGCATATTGCAAACGGCTTAGTGATTCAGTAGTTGTGCCTATTCTTGTAGCAGTCTTTGATAGGGCATCTGTAGCTTCTAAAGACCTGTTAATTAGCAAGCCGATACCAGCGGCACCAGCTACACCAACAAAGGCCGTCTTGAGGTTTAGAGCGGCCCCTGCGACAGCTTTTAGACCCTTTGTTATTCCACCGAAAGCCTTTTTGGTTTTGTCTAAGGCTTTTATGGTTATCAATACGTCTTGTTTAGCCATCTGCTTTCTCGCTCATTATTTTGTAGAAAGCCAGCCACTCATTCATTTCTGAAAGCGGCATTTGTTCGGCCTCCCCGATGCTCATGTGCAGCCGATCAGCCAAGGAAACTAAGTTAAACCTCAACTGATCGGACGTTAGTTTTTTTCCTGTTCCTCGACAGACTCAATCTCAGCAAACATTTGCCCAGAGATTTCAGAAATAACGCTAGTCTCTTCACCCATGAGGTCGTATTTGTCTTCTGCTGCTGTAAATAACCGCTCACCACCCTCATCTGTAGCTTTCATGACTATCAAGTCAATCATTGCGGTTACTGTGGTGTTTTCCATAAACTTTGGATGCTTTTTTTGAAGCTCGTTTATGTCATAGCAAGTGATTGGGCTGCAATACATAGCAAAGGGCTGTCCATCTGGATCAGCCCATGCTTCAACTTCAATCTTACGTGCAGTTACTTTTCTTCGATTTCTTAATTCTTTTGCTAATCCCATAATGGGGTTCCTTACGCTGTTGCTTCAGTTACTGCGCCAGATACTTGTAATTCAAAACTACCTTCAACCATGCCATCAAAAGATGCTGTGATTTCTTTGGTTACCAACAAACCGCCACCACTGTAATACTTCTCGCCAGTACCGGTGCCTGTAGGATATAACTCAAAGATCAAGTCCGCTGCTGGGTCAAGTATTAACTGAACCGCATCTGCGTCATCCCAGTACGCATCAAGCGACAAGGTTGCTGTCTTTAGTGATCCCTTGTAAGTGCGCGAAGTATCGCCCATCACAGTATCTTCTATCGTGTCTGCGGATTCGCCAAGTGTAAAACTGCGAATCTCACCCATTGCAGCGACAGAGCCGCCACTAACTGCTAATTTGACTACGCCGCTTGAGCCTTTAGTCGTTGCCATGCTGTCACCCCTTAGGTTGTGCCTCTAGTAAATTGGTACTCACATCGTACCGTTAGAATCACCCCACCAACTGGGGCAATACTTCCATCGTCGGTTTCTACGGTTATCAACTGGGTATCCAGTGCGTAGCCACCACGCGATCTATCAACGTCTAGCTTTTCTTCTATAGCTTCGACGATATTGTTTCTGGCTGTATCCAGCCCAGTGCCTTTAACGTAACAGACTAGCTGATAGTCAATGACACCAAATCTTTGAGAAATGCTACCGCCAACGGTTGCGTCTTCTCTGTTTTCGTTTGTTGTTCTCACCAAGATTGCTGGGTATTGCGCGTTGCTTAGTTTGTCGAATTCAAACGGCTCACGAGTTACATACTTTATAGTCACTGGCGAGGTTATCGCCTGCAATGATGTAACTAGGTTTGCAGCAATGTTTTCCCTCACACTCATCTATCCATCTCCTTGCGGAAATGAACGGCTAGCCGTTTTTCTTCTTTTGCGCTGAAGCCAAAGAATGGCCGAGTCTCATTGTTAAACGCTGCCTTTTTTGCAGCTTCTGGGTTGTCAAAATATATCTGAGCAGTGCGGGAGTTGAGTTGCTTGGTTTGCATAGAACGCAACATCTGCCCAGTATTGAACAAATCAACTGGTGAATCAGGCTTGCCCTCTTCACTTAAGATTGCCATATATTCTGGCGTGTACTCATTAAAGTCTGAGTTGATTCCTTTACCAACCTTTGTGCGGTCAAGAATGATTTGCTTGCCTAGCGTACCAGTTCTGCCAATCGCTCTTGTAATACCGCGAGATATGTCACGCTGCGCCTGCTTGGTGATCTTGGTCAGATCTTTAGGCTTAGTGTTTATGCGTAAACCCAGACTCATCTAGTTAAACGCCCAAACGATACAGCTTCTTTCTCATCACCTTCTACAGTGCCGCTCTGGTCGTCGTCATACTCAACGCCGTCTTGGAAAACAGCTACTAACTCTTCTTCATAACGCTGCTTATAAAAGCTAATCATGTTGAGAAATCGGTCATCTTGTACCCAGTTAGTTAACTGAGGGAGAGCGTACTTCCACAACACCAGATATGAGTTGCAATACTTCCACTGTGCGTCTGTGAGTAGGCTTGCGTCCATCTCACCGCTTATACCTTTCTTGTACCACCACTGATTGCGGATAGTCCTAGTCAGGTCTGCTTCAGCCTTTGCGTGCTCAGTTGAAAACGAAGTTATGCCGAATGTAAGAATGTCGGGAACGAGTGCAACCAAGTCTGCGTCATTAGAAAATGCCATTTACCATTTCACCTTGTCAGCCCAATAAGCGGCTGATGCTGTTTTGTCTTTACGACCTCTGGCTATGTCCTTGGCGAATCTCGCTTTGAACGACCTGCGCTTGGCTTTGTCTGCCTCACTCTCATTCTTTCTAGGGGGTTTGTTATCAGCACCTTGTTGACCGAAACGAATCAAGCGAACCTTGTCACCTTCCTTAGCCAATACTGCATGGCTTTTGGTTGCGTGCTTAGTTGTACGCTTAGGCTTGTTGTAGCCCTCGAATCTTTCACCGCGATAAGTGATAGCCATAATACCCTCGAAAAAGGGCCAGCCCCGCCCGTGGGAAGCGGGGCCG